ATTACGAGTGCAAAGAAATCGTGCAAGAAGTAGCAAAGGACGGTGGATGGATTCCAGTTGAGGAACGATTGCCGAATTGGGAGATTGAAGAAGATTACACCGAAAATGTCCACACTGTTCTCCAATGGTGGGATGGAGATATTACCTATGGTGTAGGGTGGTATAGAAAAAACTTTGGTTGGAATGAAGATGGAGCAAATTGCAAGGTGATTGCATGGAAGCCGATTGCACCATATCAGAAGGGAGAACCGCATGAGTAAAGTTATAGCCGTTATGGATAAACCAATAGATTGTCAGCATTGTGTATTCAGTGTTTGCAAATACTCACTTCCGTTATCGACAAATAGTAAAGGTTATTACTGCCAATTGCATGAACCGAATGACAGAGTGGTAAAAGATTTTGCTTATGAGGAAGAAGTGCATTTGAGTAATTGTCCACTGTACAAAGCAACTGATGAAAATACACCAACTGAACATATCAACTGGCAGACTAATGATTCAACTGGCAAAGAATACAAAAAAGGCTATGAAGATGGGTGGAATGAGTGCTTACATACAATCAGAGCAGGTCTGCCATATCAGAAGGGAGAGTAGTATGAGTGAAACATTTTACAAGCCATTGACTCCAAGCCTGCGGACAGAGATAAATGCTTCTATTGAGAAAAGTATTTCAGAATTAAGAACTTGTAAAAGCAATGTATTTGTGAATATGCAAATTGCAGGATATGAGCAGACTAAAAGGCTGATAAATGGATTGCCAGACGGTTATCCAATGCCTATGACAAGAAATTAGTAGAAGGGAAAGTAAAGCATGAGCAGATTGACAAACACAGAAGAAAATCGGAAAGGTACAGAACCATTTTCTTATTGGCTGAAAGATAGCCATCCGTTGGAACAGTTGAAAGCATTCAAGAAACTTGCCGACTACGAGGACAAGGAAGAACAAGGGTTGCTGATTGAATTGCCTTGCAAGGTGGGAGATAAAGTGTATCTTGCAGATAAGATTCATGGCAAAGTCGAAGTGAGTATTGTGGAGCATATAGAATACATTGTAAACACCAATGCAAATTTTCCATTTACAAAGATTAAAGGGGAAGGCTTTTGTATATTCTTTGATGATTTTGAAAAATTAGCATTCCTTACACGCTCCGAAGCAGAAGAAGCACTGGCAAAGATGAAAGGTAAGTAAGCGTGGCAAAAATAGAACTTTGCAGTAAATGCAAATTTGAAAAAGAAAGTGAATACGAATGTCGGTGCAGTAGGTGCCTTACTATTACAGAACATGACGGATTTGTACCACAGACCAACGCAGACAGAATCCGCAATATGACAGATGAAGAACTGGCAAAAATTCTTTTCGGGAGTTGCCTTGAGGAAATGGGCAGAACACACTGCAATCTTTTTCATACCGATGGGTGCGAGAAGTGCGTTTTGGCATGGCTGAAATCAGAAGTGAAGGAGTGAGGATATGACAGTACAAGAAGCAAAAGCAAAACTTGAGCGTACAAGCGCATTGTGGGAAGGTGCAAAAACAGAAATTGTCGAAGCTGTGAAGGTGGCAATTAAAGCATTGGCAATGCAGGAAAAGTTGGAAGAATGGATTGAGGATTACAAAAGACCTTGCTATGACGAAGAATGGAGCAAGGAAGAATTATTATGTGTGTTAGAGGAATTTTTAGTGGAGGAAGTATGATAAAAGATAGTGGAGATAGAACAAAATTTGACACCGGGGCTGTGCGTGATATGCACACTGGGAAGGGAAGAATGGATTTGCTTCCAGTGACAGCAATCATCGAATTAAGCAAGCACTGTGAAGCAGGAGCATTGAAGTATGGGGAAAGAAACGTGGACAAGGGGATTCCACAGCACAGTTTGATTGACAGTGGATTGCGACACCTTTTCAAATACCTTCGTGGGGATAAGGATGAAAACCATTTGGTTGCTGCACTTTGGAACATTGCCTGGGCGGTTCAGCAGGATGTTGAAAAACCTGATCTGAATGATTTGCCGTGGGCTGAACTTCCGTTTTCGTACAATGTAAATGATTGTATGTCTTGTGACTAAATTGTATGTTTTGTGACTTGGTGTGACTTTATTGCAAAAAGTTGTATAACAAATCGGAAAAATTGTGTGGTACAATCAGAGAGTAAAAATACATACAGTACATGAAAGGCACTGCTTCCAATTTGTCGGTGCCTATTGTCAAGACTTGCAATTGACCTAACACTTCTCTCCTGTGGGGCATTTTGATTATACCCGGAGGGGAGTGTTGCAGGATGGCAGAACTGAAGAATGTAAGGCATGAGAAATTTGCACAGTGCATTGCAAATGGATATTCACAAAGGAATGCATATCGTGCTGCATTCCCTAGTTCAGAGAAGTGGAAGGATGAAACGGTTGATTCGAAGGCATCGGTTCTTGCGAAGCATGGCAAGGTTTTGGAAAGGTTGCGAGAACTGGCAAAGGAATCAACAAGTGAAGCTGTTATGAATGCACAGCAACGTAAAGAATGGTTGACAGCAACAATTAAAAGCGATTACGAGAAAACAGAAAACAAACTGAAGGCTGTTGATATATTAAACAAGATGGAAGGTTCCTATATTGAGAAGGTAGAAGTGAATGGTCAGCTGAACAACAATCCTTATGCCGGACTGACCACAGAAGAATTGAAGAAGTTGATTGATGATGATTGATGAACGAATAAAGCTGGGAGCAAGGAAGGAACTGGCACGAAGGGAGTTTTGGCAATACTGCAAATTCACTTCACCGGATTTCTACAAAGAAGATAGATTGTTCCTGAAAGATATGGCTGAAAAATTGCAGTGGTTCATTGAGGAAGCAGAAGAACAGATTGCAGTCATAAACCTTCCACCACGGCACGGAAAGTCGAGAACGGCAACGAAGTTTGTTCAATGGCTATTCGGAAAATTTGGTGTGAGTATTAAGGTTATGACCGGATCATATAACGAAACTCTTTCCGGAACCTTCGCAAAGCAGGTGCGTGATTGTATAGCAGAGAAGCCGACACTGGGTGTGACAGTATACAATGACATTTTCCCTGATACGAAAATAAAGTATGGCGAAGCATCGGCAGCAAAGTGGGCTTTGGAAGGAAGCGAACAGGCGAATTATCTTGCTACTTCTCCAACAGGAACGGCAACAGGCTTCGGTTGTAGCATTATGATTATTGATGATTTAATCAAGAATGCAGAGGAAGCATATAATGCAAACAGATTGCAGCAACTTATCACCTGGTTCACAGACACCATGATGTCGAGAACGGAAAACGGCTTCAAAATCATCATTATTATGACAAGATGGTGCAATGATGATTTAGCTGGATATGTTCTTGCGAATTATGACAATGTGATTCATATAAATTACAAGGCAGTGCAGGAAGATGGCACGATGCTGTGTGAGGAAATCCTTTCGAAGAAGGACTTCGAACTGAAAACCAAGAACATGAACAAAGATATTGTTCTTGCAAACTACCAGCAGGAACCGATTGATGTCAAGGGCAGACTATACACGAAGTTGAAGACATACACAGACATTCCGAAGGATGCTAGTGGAAAGCCTTTGTTTAAATACATATTGAACTATACCGACACTGCCGATGAAGGCAGTGATTTTTTATGTTCAATCTGTTATGGAATGTATGAAGATGCTTATTACATCCTGGATGTTCTTTACACGAAGGAGCCGATGGAGGTCACAGAACCAGCGGTTGCACAAATGCTGACTGCCAACAATGTTGGATGCGCATTGATAGAATCTAATAATGGCGGTAAGGGTTTCGCTAGGAATGTGCAGAGAGAGTGCAAAGAACGTGGAAACAATCACACCACAATCAAATGGTTCCATCAGAGCAATAATAAAATTGCAAGAATCTTGTCAAATAGCACATCGGTAATGAACAATGTATATTTTCCGGTGAATTGGAAAGATAGGTTCCCGGAATTTGCAACAGACATTTCGAAGTATCAGAAGGAAGGCAAGAATGCAAACGATGATGGACCGGATGCATTGACAGGTGTGTATGAAAATCCGAAGCCAAAAGGAACTTGGCTGGTGTAGAAAGGGCAAACATGAAAAAAGTAAATGTGTTAGGAACTGAATATACCATACTGTTTGATGTGCCGGAGGAAGATATGCCGGAAGGTGCTGATGGCTGCATGGACCAAAGTATCAAAACAATAAAACTGACATCCTTCGAACCGACAAGAAACAGTTTGAAAGACTTGGAAGAATACAAAAAGAAGGTATTAAGGCATGAAATTGTTCATGCCTTTTTGTATGAATCGGGAATGTGGAACAACAGTGGTTCGTGTGATGCCTGGGGGCAGGATGAAACAATCACTGATTGGATTGCAATACAGTTTCCAAAGATACTGAAGGCATTTGAAGAAGCGGAATGCTTATAGAAGGGCGGTGCAAAATGTTAAAAGCAGAAGAAATCAAGCATTTTATAGACTTGGATGCAGCTTCGGAAAAGAAGAAGGATGCCAGAATTGGTGACAGATACTTCCGGGGGGATAATGACATCAAGCAGTACAGAATCTTTTATTTCAATGCTGAAGGGGAACTGGTGGAAGATAAGACACGGAGCAATGCAAAGATTGCACACAACTTCCACAAGGAAATCAGTGTGCAGGTTGCGCAGTATATCCTTTCCGGTGACAAATTTATCAAATCTGATGTTCCGGAACTTCAAACTGAACTGGATAAGTATTTCAACGAAAATGAAGATTTTATAGCAGAGTTTTCCGACACCATCACAGGATGCGTTTCCGAAGGTTCTGCATATATGTATGCTTTCAAGAACGAAAAGGATTTGCTTTCCTTCCAAAAGGCAGGATTCATCGGTGTGGTAGAAGTAAGGGCAAAAGATACGGACACCAACACGGAACACATGATTTATTGGTACACTGACCGGGTGGAGAAGGGAACAAAGACAATCAAGCGCATCCAGGTATGGGATAAAGATGCGGTGGAATTTTGGGTGCAGGAAAACGATGGTGAAATCAAGAAGGATGATTCTGAAAAAGTCAATCCAAGACAACACACTTTATACCGGAAAGAAGGCACGGATGAAACTACATACAAACCTTTCGGATTCATTCCGTTCTTCCGGCTGGATAACAACGTGGAACAGAAGTCCGATTTGTTCATGTATAAAGACCAGGTGGATGATTATGATCTTCACGCATCATCTTTGACAAATAATCTGAAGGATTTTGACACACCAATCCATGTGGTCAGAGGTTTTGAAGGGGATGATTTGACAGAACTTCAGCAGAACTTGAAAACGAAGAAAATCATCGGAGTTGGTGAAGAAGGCGGTGTGGAGGTTCACACAGTGGAAATCCCATATCAGGCACGGCTTGCAAAACTGGACCTGGACGAAAAGAACATCTACCGGGAAGGAATGGCATTAAATACTGCCGGGCTGAAGGACACAAATGCCACTGTGAGTGTGGCAATTAAGGCTGCATATTCTTTGTTGGATATGAAGGCGAAAGAGTTAGAAAAGCGCATCAAGCGGTTCCTTCGGAAGATTATCAAGGTAGTGATTGATGAAATTAACGAAGTAAACGGCACAGATTATTCCCCGGATATGGTACAGATTGAATTTGAGCATGAAGTCATGACCAACGAACAGGAAAACGCACAGATTTCCTTGACAGAAGCACAGGAACAGCAGGTGAGAATCGGAACATTGCTGAACCTTGCAGCACATCTTGACACTGAAACACTTCAGCAGAAGATTTGTGAAGCAATGGGATGGGATTATGACGAATTGAAGGACAAACTTCCTGATCCGGATGAAGCAGAAAATGCTTTGGTAGAAGTCCAAGGGGCGGTGGATAGTGTTCCGGTAGAAGAAGCAGGTGGTGCAGTTGAATAAACGGCAAAAAGAACTTCTGCAAGTGCAAGTGGATAATGAAAAAGCAGTTCTGAAGAAACTGAAAGAGAACTATTCCGATGCGCTGGAAGAAATCAATAGTAAAATTGAATTACTGATGGCACGGCAGGATGCAGACATGGCACATGTGATTTATCAAGTCCAGTACCAACAAGCATTGAAGAAGCAGGTGCAAGCAATCTTGGAAACCTTGCAGAATAACGAGTTCGAAACAGTGTCCGAATATCTTACAAAATCTTATGAAGATGGTTTCATCGGAACCATGTATGAACTTCAGGGGAGTGGGATTCCACTGGTGTTTCCACTGGACCAGGAACAGGTTGTGGCAGCAATCCAACATGAAACGAAACTGTCTGAACCGTTATACACTGCACTTGGAAAAGATATCACTGACCTTCGGAAGAAGATTTCCGGGGAAATCAGCCGGGGCATATCCACTGGCATGATGTCGGCAGAGATTGCCCGGAATATATCATCCTGGGCAAGAATACCGATGAACAATGCAATGAGGATTGCCCGGACTGAATCAAACCGCATTCAGAACAAAGCGATTGCAGATGCACAGTTCAAAGCAAAGGACAAGGGTGCCGATATCGTAAAGATTTGGAGTGCTGCACTGGATAGCCGGACAAGAAGCAGTCACAGGAAGCTGGATGGACAGATTCGGGAACTGGAAGAACCGTTTGAAGTAGATGGTCGGAAGGTTATGCATCCAGGTGGCTTCGGCAGACCGGAAGAAGATTGCAATTGCAGATGCAGATGCAATTCAAAAGCCCGGTGGTTGTTAGATAAGTCATACACAAAATGGTCACCGGATGCACCGATTGTCATTGACGATGATGGAACCACACAGTTCACTATCATCGAAGCCAAGAATTATGAGGATTTTAAAAAGCAATATAATAAAGCCATTGAAGCAGAACACACGGAAGCGGAAAGAATAACAAAAAGCATGAAATATGCCGTGGAAAGTAAAATGCTTGATAGCCGTGAATATGTTGAAAAATTCAATAGTATGGCTGAAAATGCAGAGGAAAGGAGGGAATACCATCAAGCAGCAAAAGAAATCCTGAAGCATAGATCAGGACAGAACGGTGAAGATTTATATTTGTATAATAAAAAAACAAAGACCTGGTACAAATCCACAACAGGCAAAGAAGCAGGTAAACCGGAATACACGCAAGAAATATTGGATGGTATCGCAAAAGCAAAACCGGGAGAATTGATATCTTTCCACAATCATCCTGCCGGGATGCCACCAAGTGCAAGTGATATAAATTCTGCATTGGAAAGAGGATATGCAAAAGGATATGCATTATGCCACGATGGAAAAATATACGAATATACGGCATCGGAAAAATATATTGATATGTCAATATATGAAATGCGTATTGCAAAATTTGAAAATTCAGGATATAATGACTTCGAAGCGCAGATTGAAACACTGAAGTATTTGTCACAATACTATGGTTTCACATTTAGTGAGGTAAAATGATATGTATCAGGAAGATGATAACTTAAACAGAGAAAGAATCAATGCTTACAAGAAGATGTCTGACGAAGAACTTGATAAACTTCTTGAAGAAAAAGAGAAAGAATTGAAGAAAGAAAGCGAATAGAAAGCATCTTGCAGATTGAATGCAGGGTGCTTTTTTCATGCCCGAAGGAGGTAAAAATGAAAATTGAATTTATAAGTAAGACGGAGTTTTCAAAGAAACTTCTGATTGTGGACTATCTGATTTTGATAGTCCTTTTATTATGCGCATTTTTCACTGACAAGGATTTTTCCACAATCATTGTTGCATGGATAGCGCAGACAGGGATATCTTCCGCTGCATACTACTGGAAAGCTAAATGTGAGAACCGGACAAAGGTGCCGTTCAAGGTCATGGAAAGCCTTCCGGAAGATATGCGTGAAAAGATAGATTTAACACAAATAATCACAACAATCATTCAGCATGAATGAGAAAGGAGCAAACCATGAAGGAAAAACTGACATCAAGAAAGTTGTGGGTGGCAATCATCGGCATTGTCACTGGTATTGGCTTAATTGTTACCGGAGATACACCGGAAGGAGCAACCACACTGATTGCATCCATCCTGGGCTATCTGCTTGCTGAAGGCATCATTGATGCAAAGGCAGTGGATAGTGTGCTGGATATCGTGGATGAAGTCGGAAACAGGCTGGAAGAATTAGAGGAACCGGAAGGTGAAGTGTAATGGAAAAAGCAAGCACACTGACTAAACAGGCAAAGGCATGGTTGGGAATCCAGGAGGGAAGCAAGGAACACCAGGAACTGATTGACCTTTACAATTCCTTTCTACCGAATCCCAGGGGGTACAAGGTGACCATCAAGGATTCCTGGTGTGCAATGTTTGCATCCTGCCTTGCTATAAAGTGTAAGGCAACGGACATCATCCCGGTGGAATGTAGCTGTCAGAAGTTCATTGAACTGGCGAAAAAGGCTGGCATTTGGGTGGAGAATGAGAACATCACACCGGAGGAAGGATATTTCATCCTTTACGATTGGCAGGATTCCGGCAGTGGTGACAACAAAGGCTGGGCAGACCACATCGGATATGTGGAAAAGGTTGCTGGCGGTGTTATTACTGTTATTGAAGGCAATTACAACGATTCTGTTAAGCGCAGAACAATCAATGTGAATGCAAAATATATCCGTGGTTATGTTACGCCAAAATATGAGGGTGAATCTACGTTGAAGATAGATCAGGCAAAGTCCTTTGAAAGAGGTTATGCCAGGGAATACATCACAACATCTGATTTGAACCTTCGAACAGGTGCCGGAACTACAAATGATGTTGTCACAGTGATTTCAAAGGGTAAAAAGGTCCGTTGCTTTGGATATTACACTGTATACGGCAGCACACGGTGGCTGCTGGTTCAGTATGGCAAATATACTGGATTTTGTTCAAAGAAATATTTGAAATAAGGCATCCGAGAGGGTGTTTTTTTATTGCCCTGGGTACGGCTTAAACTGCCCACAATTTGACCTGTCATAAGTCATTAAAACTGGGCTTTGCCTTCCGGATGGCACCGGATAAAACAGCAGGCGAAAGAAAGGGATATGATATGGAATTTTTAAAAGAGTTATTAGGCGAAGAACTTTTCGCACAGATTGAAGCGAAGATCAATGAACACAACGGAAACGAAGCCAACAAGGACAAACAAATTAAAATCGGGAACCTTGGTTCCGGTGAGTATGTCGGCAAAGGCAAATATGAAGCCTTGGAAACAGCACTGAAAGGCAAGGAAACCGAACTGACAAGTGCAAATGACCTGATTGCTGAACTGAAGAAGGGAACCAAAGGCAATGAAGAATTGCAGGGTAAAATCACCGGGTATGAAACCCAGGTGGCAGACCTTCAGAAGCAGTTGCATGATTCAGAAGTGCGTTATGCCTTTGAAGTCCTTTTGATGGATTCCGGTGTCAAGGACAAGGAAGCAAGGGAGTTCCTGATGTTCAAGTACGAAAAGAAGCTGAAGGAAGAAGGCAAGACCTTGGAACTTGATGATAATAAACGCATCAAGGGTGGCGAAGATATTGTTTCGAGCCTGAAAACAACAAATCCGACTTCGTTTGAATCCAGCAACAACAACTGGAAGCCGGGTGACAACAGACTTCCGGGCAATGACCACGGTCCAATGTCTGTGACGAAGGAACAGTTCTTGCAAATGGGCTACAATGACAGATTGAAGCTGAAGCAGGAAAATGAGCAGTTGTATAAGCAGTTAGCAAAAAATTAAAGAAAAGAGGTAAAAAGATATGGCTAGAACAGGAAATTTTGGCGGTTTTGTATTTGACGAAGAAGTTTTTGCGGATATGATGCAGGAGCAGGATTTTTGGAGAAATGAAATCGCAGCATCCGGCATTGTTCATCAGGATGCAACTATCATGGACCTGATTGGTCCCAAGGGTAACGTGGCAACCATTCCAATTTATAAGCCACTGAATGTGCATGATTCCAATATGGCTGCATTAAACAATGACGGTGAAACCGACAACGTACCAGTGGAGATTTCCGGTGACAAGCAGACTTGTATGCTTATTCAGAGAATG